TTAGTCATCATCTTCATCATCGTCGGCGTCACTGAAAACGTCGTAAATAACGCGCATTCGCTCCTCTTGTGGGAGCCCCATATAAGCGTTTAGCGTGGACTGAACGGCCCGAGTCATTACAGACTCAATAGCATCAAAAGAAAGAGGGGCGTCAGTTTCCAGCTCGGTTTGGAGAGCGCCTATCGATAAAGAGATTCTAAGCATTGGGCCGCCTCATAAATACAAATCGACCCCAACAGGAGAAGTATAGCACACGAACGCGTCAACTCGCATCAACGTCACTCGGCGTGTCGAGCATGAGCCCGAGTCTTGGCCAGTCTGTTTCTTTCCATAGATGTCCCTTACCGTTAGCACATGGGCAGTCCTCTGCAGCACAACGACAGGCTCGGTTCCTGCAGAGCAAAAGCCCTTGGTCCAGCTTGATAACTAAACGCTGTTCGCAGTATGGACACTTTAGTCTTGCTGTCAAGGGCCTTTGCTCCAGTCCTAACAGGATTTTCACCTGTGTATGCCGTCCGCTAACTGTATCGACCAGCAGCTCAAGCCACTTTGGTCTTTTGTCAGCGGGCCACTTTTCTAGAGCGTCTGCCACCCAAAAGAGAGATCGAACAGGGTCGCCGTTCGGTATCCCGGGTTGGTTGGTCTCCACTCGTAGGAAAACTTCCCAACTTATTGTATCACTCTGAATCGCAACCATCGTGTCAAGCACATCGACACGCAGGGGCAAGCGCGGGCCCGGCACGGACCGGGTTGTGCGCTCGCCCGAGCGGCCGGGTTGCAGCTCGTGGTTTAGCTTGTGATACCACTGAGCGATATCTCTTAGCTCTTGACAGGTTTCAATAAGGTCAGACACCTGAACTCCCGAATCCCGAGGCGCCACGCTCAGTCTTGGGGAGTGCATCAACCTGAACGGCTTCCACGTTGAGTGAAGCGTTAGGCATCAAGATATACTGGACAAGTCTCATTCCTCGTGTTATGTGAACTGGTTTGTCGGTCATGTTCCAAATGCCAGCAAACAGCGGCCCTGTGTAGCCACAGTCGATGACGCCTTGCGCCACCATGAGCCCATGCTTGCGGAGTGTGCTAGAGCGAGCTGTGAGCAAGCCCCACGTCCCCTCGGGCACTTTGATAGCAACACCAAGCGGAACATCTACAAAGGACGACGGTTCGATAACGAGATCTGCGTCGCAGTACAAGTCGAACCCTGCATCATCGGCGTAGGCCTTAGTAGGTGCAGTCGCACTCATCGTGAGCAGCGTGTAAAGCAAGGCACTCACATTCTCTCCTTTCAACAGGTTTGTGAATAGCAGCGATATTTGATATTTCAGAGACCCAAAAGTCGTCAAAACCAGCAACTGACTCGTGCACTTCGACATCAAGTGCGTGAAGCGAGATGCTGTCCTCGCCGACATCACCAACGACCAGCACGGGGATTTCAAGCTCTCGTGCTCGTTGAATCTCGAGAATCGTGCCGACCGTCAGCGTATTGCGCATTAGAATCGCCACCACGAGGTCTGCTTGGTCTAGCACTTGCAGGTTTGCCCAGTGCACGAACTGGTCAGGCCTTGGCCCACCACCCCACGCCTTGGACGGGTCGTACACCCACGCACGCTCAAACCGCTTGAAGTATTCTTTTATCTGATGCCGGTGCTCGTTGACAGCAGACTCGGCGTTGAAATCGATAGGACCAGCTAAATAGACTATCATGCCTTGAAGCCACCCCAACCGTTGTGTTCGCGTGCAAACTGCGCCATCTTGGTGTAAATAGCGATGTCATGCCATGTGTCGTCGCTTGGGCGGCGCCCGTCAGCGTAACCGCCAACAAGACGCGCCACCTTGCCAAGTACATAGAAAGCGATGCCAAGCTCATCTGGTGTGACACCTTTCGGCTCACCTATCATCTGACTCAACGCATAACCGATGACTTTGAGATCTGCGCTGCCGTACTCGATGGCTTTCGGTACAACAGACTCGATCTCTTTTTGCACTTCTGCTTGCCACCAAGCAGCAAGGTCTTTAGTCGTTAGCTCCTCGCTCACTTGACCCACGCCATCGTGCTAGGTCCGGTACCAACCAAGAACACCTGTGCGTTTGTCGCAGCCTCGATGTCTGAGATGTACTTGAGCTGGTCATCAGACAGAATGTCAATCTGTGTTTGGTCTTTGAGCTCCGGAAAGATGTAATCAAACATCGTCAGTGCTATCTTGACAGTTGGTGCGCCACCGTTTGCAACCACCGCATCACGGACAAGCTTCGAGTCGAAGTGGCCGACACGGCGAATCTTTTGAGTCACTGTGGTGCGTTCTGCTTCGAGCCCTAGAGCCGCCCAGCTGGTCTCGTTCTCCAGCGGTCCCGAGTTGCCAGCAACACGAATCGGGTAAGTGCGGGCTGTAACCCAAACGTCAAAGACGTCAATGGCGCGGTCCCAAGGCGAGATGCCGGCTTGTGCGCAGAAATCAACAGCACGGCAGTCTTGACTGGTGCAGAATGGATACTGACCAGCATGCAGACCTAGGCCATAACCCTGTGTGCCTTCGATGAGTGCGGTGCCGCCCATCTTCAAGTGGTCGCGAATGACTTTGCTGGTGTCAACGCCACCACCAAACAGACTGGCCTTGCGCATGATGCGGTCAGCACGGCTTGCACCGATGCCTTTACCAGTTGAGCCTAAGCGCTCGTGCATGGCACTGTCGGCTTCGATGTCGTGGTGGTGTGGTTCTAAAATTGTGGCTTGGTCGTCCACGATGATGCGTGAGCTGGCTTCGTAGCCTGCTTTGTCGAGATCTGAAAGCTCGCGGTTGAACACCTCAAGGTCGATCTCAGAACCTGCCGCGATTACGAGGTCAGACTCCGGTGCTGTTACTGCATTGACTGGGATAGAGCGTAGGCGCCAAGCGTATGACTCCTCGCCATTTGGCCCCTTCCCATAGACTGTGTGTCCGGCGTTTGGTCCTGCAACTCTGATGCCCATAAATGGTGCCTCAGATGTTGAGGATAGATACCCGGCGACTGCGCCCTTGCCTTCGCTGCCATATTGGCCGCCGACAACTGCGATTAGACGTCCTGCCATTTTGCCCCCCTTTAGAAGCTTGGTTGTTCTGTTAGTGTTTTTGTTGGTGTTGGCCAGTAATCTGGGTGAACCCAAACTGACTGGAGTGAGTAACACTCGTGTTGAGCGAGCACCACTTCATATTGCTTTTTGTATCTTTCGCCAATTCGGAGCTCGAGGTAGAAGCTAGGCCGCCACCTCGATACTCCGAATGTCCTGCGCTTCTTATAATAGCACAGAATCTCTGTCTCGATGTCCACTGGGGTGCAGTCTGCAACCACGCTAAAACCACACACTTGGGCTTTCCAAACCGCAGCGTTGCATCTTGGACAGAAATGCTCCTTAGCTGGTAAATCAGTCATCTGATTCACCGTCGGCATTACTGACCGACTTCACCGACCGCCCCCCCTTATAGGGGGGGGCGAAGTCGGTCAAGTTTCGGTCGTCTCCTGTCGCGGAACTTGACCGGTCGGTCAAGTATTGGTCGGTCAAGTCGGTCAATTCCTTGAGCGGTTGAGGAGCCCCTAAAATGAAAGGCTTGAGGTGGCGGTAGTAGCGCCCCTGCCCCTGAAGTCGCATTCCAAGATAGCCCTGCCCCTCAAGCTGGGCAAGGGCCTTCTTGATTTGGTCGGTGCCGCCGTCAATGACCTGAACGATTTGGTTGGTGGACAACTCTGCCCCGTGGTCTTGCATAAACTCCGACACCCTGCGCATGAGATACTCGTGGGGGCTAAAGCCAGTTTGCCCACCCACTATCGAGATCTCAATGCGGTTGTCGGGTTGCGAGATGAGATCGACGTGGCCCACAAAAGATGCTTCTTGACTAATGCCGCGGACAAAACCGGGTCTATCTTTGGTGACCTTCAAGTTGAGCTTGCCGTTGGAACCACGACCGAATGGCATCGAGACATCGACCGAGATGGCGACACCGTCAATATCTGCACGTTTGGCTTGAGCGCCAATGGCGTAGTTGCCTCGGCTGTCTTTGCTCTTGGTGACGTGGTCAATGGTTAGAATGGCCGCTCCCCAAAGGCGCAAAGGTCGCAAGACGACTTGGCTGAATTGAGTGGCATCTTTATTCTTTTCAAGGTCAAGACCCAGCAGGTTCATGGCGGCATTGACGCCGTCCACTACTATCAAAGCCGGGGCAAAATCACGAATCGAGGTCAAAAGAGCCTGCTGAGCCACCGCGTCGTATGGACCGTCCGGGTTGGCATACCGGAAACGCTCAAAAGACTCTCTGAGAACCCCAAGCGCCTTTAGGCGGCCACGAATGCCACGCTTGGAGTCCTCAAAGTCTATGTAAAAGACCTTTTGTCCTTGTACGAGTTGTTGGCGCACTGCTTCTAGCGCTACCCAAGTCTTACCAGATTCGCTCTCACCAAAGATAGCATTGACCTTGCCGGCGTACAGTAAGCACTGTCCGTCTGTTCGGTAGAGAACACTGGGGGACACATCAGCTTCGTCCTCGTCATATTCGACAGATCTCGGAAGCCAACTGGTGTCGGGCTCTGTCGCAGGCAGTTGCGCAAGTTCGGGCTCCGGGGCTGCCAAAAGTGCTGAGACATCGATAGGCTGCAAAGAGCTGGCAGACCCAGTGCCAAAGCCCTTCGCAGCTAGCGCCGACGCTGCCTTGTGGAAGTCGCCGGCGTGTTCTATCAAGGTGTAAGCGGCGAATTTGCTGTAGCCACGCTCAGCCTCAAAGATAGTGCTGGTGCTAAAGACAAACAGCAAGTCGCTGCCCTCGTAGTTGGTGGTAGCAGAGATGCCCTCAGTCTTGCCCGGGCGGCGCCATGCGGTCGCCTGCCCCTTGGTAAAGACCTTGGACCACCCGAGAGGCAGCAAAAGCTCGTCCCACGACGTCTTTGAGTTGTAATCGTCGCCCGGTAGGGTCGAGTTCGCGTCCCGATGTCTCTCCGTGACCTCAGAAGCTACCACCGAGGCCTTTGGAAGTTGGTCGAAATATCTGAATAAGGAGTGAAGGCTCTCGCGCTCGTCTAAGGTTAGAAGCGGTATTGTCTCTATCGAGCCCGAAATCAAAGACCAAGAGCCACCGGACGGGTGGCAAGTGCCGCCGGACGGTGCCACGACCACAAAGCCGCCCTCACCTCGGGTCTCAGCAAGAACATCGACGCCATCACTAGCACCCGGGCGTCTTGCAAGTTTGGTGTTACCCGGCACCTCGCCTTCAAGCCTGTAGAGCCAGTGCAGACCGCCGCTCGGGGTCATTTCGCAATAGCCGCTGGTAAGTCTGTCCCAAAGCTCAGAAAGTCCAGCTTCGGTCGCCATTTCTTTCAACTGGGTGTGCATTCCGTCTGCGACTGCGCGACCCTCGAGTTCTAGCATTTCAAGGTTTCCGGAGATCTGACCGGTTATGAGTCCGACGCCGCGAGCGCTCTTGAACCACTCTTGCAACTCGTCAGCTGTTGGGCGCTTGTGTTGGTACTCTTTCCAAGTGCCGATGCCGGGGCGCTTTGAACCGTCGGCCATAACTGGCACGACAGAACAGCCAGCGGCAGCGAATCTCAGCGCTGCAGTAAAGACGTCTAGTGACACTGTTCCCCCGTTCTTGTTACTCACGTGCGGTGTTGAGCCTCGAACTCATCGCGTCCCGGCGGCTTCCCCTTCCGCTGTACGCACCGCGCCTTCCTAGTGGGTGGAAGGATACCCCTAGGAAACCTAGACTGGTTTTGCTCCCAGTTGTGCAAGTAGTGCCGCTACATCTGCGGGCACCTCAGTGCCATTGACGACAGCGGTGGCGGGCTTTGCCGCCGGTGCAGCTCCGTTATAGGCGTTGGCCTTAGCAACTGCTGCTGGGTCTGTTGACGCGTCTGCCAAAATCCACGGCGCGGTCTTGCCCGGTTTCGCGACACCCTGCTGAATCCTACACAGGACTTTGCGCCCGATGAGGTTTTTCAGAGCACTGCGAATTGCGATATTGAAAAACAGCACGTCTGAATGCTGCTCATTTGTATCGAGGTTGACGATATCGCAGGAAATCGCGTCGGCTTTGCCGTTGACGGTGTCGATGTCTTTGCGGTAGTCATTGGGTGTGATAATCAGCAACTGACCTGCCAGATCTGCTGCCTTGGGACCAGCTGTCGCCGTTAGTGGCGCTGCGAAGTCACTCATTTGTTTCCCCTGCTTTCTTGGTGTTGGTGTTGGTGTTTGGTCCTTCAGTCTCTGCTATCGACTTGATGATGTCATTGATGGTCGGCTCAGGCCGTGTCACCGGGGCACCCTTCGTTGAGAGCTTTACTGAAAGGTTTGAAGTATGGACACCAAGCACAAAGACGCGAGGTCTTGGCCGGTATTTGACTCCAAAAGTCAGGATTTTGCTCGACATCAACTTGCGCCAAAAGCGCATGTATCGTGTCGAGTCGTGTAAAGGCGTCAAGCGCGATTTGCGGGTCGTAGTCCCGAATATCCACGTAACCGTCCGACAGTTGACCGCTTGTCGGAAGGTAAGCGAGTGCAACCTTCTTGACGTCGGCCCCTTGAGCAGCCAGTCCGTAAGCATAAAGATGGACTTGAATGACGTGCTGAGGGTCCGCTCCGTCCTTGCGGTAGGCGGCCAGCTTACTTGAACCCGTCGTTTTCCAGTCGATAACCACGCCGTTCTTTGTGTCATAGAGGTCCACGGTCCCGCTAAGGTTCCCGCGGATATTGACTCTTTGCTCGACGAGGTATCCTTCTTTTTTTCCGAATATCTCAGCAAGGTAAGCGTGAATAGCCGTTCCGACTTGCGCAGCCCACGACCCGCCCTGCATTTCGTTTGGCTTCTCCCAGTCGAGTAGCTTATACGCGATTCTGCGAGTACAGGCGTGTCCGACCTCAGAAGGTCCAATGGCAACTTGACCGGCCCGGGGTGTCCAGATTCCTGCTCGTGTGACAACGTCAAGAAGCGCATTGGCGTAGGCTTTCTCGTCGCTGAATAGCTGCGCGTATGTCATTAGTCCTCGTCCTCATAAATCTCCTCATCGGGAACGGGTCCCGGACGCCCCCAGTCAGGCTTTGGCACTATCGGTTCAATTATTGACATCAGGCTCAACCAACGTGAAACGGCGAGAAGTGGACTCGCGAGACAAAAAGCCGTAAATCTTGGGGTCCAAAATCTCTTTAGCCTTTGCCACGTCCAGGCGAACCGAAGTCACCTTGGTCCAGCGGACAGCGACCCTGCCCTCAAGCAGTCCCACTTCGTTGTCGCCCATGGCCTCTTGGATTTTGGCCTTGGCCTGCTCAAGTTTTTCCTCAAGCGCTTTGATCTCACTTTGAGTCTTTCTGTACAGCTCTATCCAAGCCGCAGTGTCAAGCGGAAGCTCAACTTTTGGCTTTTGTTCATCAAATGCGTTCATCTTTCCTTCCTAGTACCATTTGTGCTTCTGCCAGTGTTGCCATGCGCCGCACGGTCCGGCAGACCCGTATTTTCTACCTATGTAGGCTAGCGTCGCCACGACTTGAGGCACTGCGTGTTTCGAGTGCTTCATTCCGAGGTTGCGATAGGTTGAGTCCAAAAGCTGGCCAACGCCACGGGCGGTGCTGGTCGGATTTTTGGCCTTGGGATTCCAAGCGGATTCCTTGCCCAATAGTTTGGTGAAGCAAGCGAACTGCTTGGGTGTCAGTAGAGCCCGAGCTAACTCTCTCGGTTCCACTTGTGAAAGCGGTGGCCTCGGTTTGAAGCTCACCGGTACTGCTGGCTGTGGTGCTAGTGCAAGTGCAGCCGTCGCGGCAATAATGGCTGCCGCTAAAGGTGTCGCTATCTTTGAGCGCATAAACGCTCCTTTCGCGAGGGTCAGTCAAACTTTGGTTTGTCATAACCCGCGGCTTTCAATAGGTCTAGTAGGATATGCAGTGGCACGATAGCTGGCCAGTCTGCGATATGGGCTTCCCCCTGACCGTCCAAGCGGAGAATTGCCACTGGCAAAACGCCCTCTTGGTATCGGTCCCTGAGTTGCTTCATGGCTTCCGCGACCTTGATGCCGCGGCGTGCCTTGACTTCGATGTCAACCCCTATTACCCCAGTGACATCTGTACCGGATCTGCCGCTACCCGCTGGTTGCGCGTAGGGCCACCCGTTGTTTCTAAAATATTCAGCGACGATTCGCTGGCTTTGGTACCCCCGTTGAACGCGGGAATGACTCACCATAAACTCCGAATCGATAGCTCTAAAAAGTGTTTCGATAGCCAATGCAGTGTCGCCTTAGGCCGTTTTCTTGGTTGCATTTTGGGACCTGTTTTCGTATTCGAGGTCCGCTTCATAACCGACGTGGTAGTAGCCCACTGTGGTGTCATTGTCGTTGCGCACCATCAGTGCGACGACTCCTGCCGGCAGCTGAATCTTGTACCAGCTTCCGAAGCGGTCAATGGCGAGGCTTGTCACGTGCGCCGCCCGTTGGTTTACCTGCTGCTCAAGCAGTGAGGTAAAAAGGTTATTTGTTTCTGAGCGCTTTGCGCGTTTCCATTTGTACAT